AGTCGGGAGAAGCCCGGTCAGTGTATTTGCCACAGTGGTCAATCCTCTTTTTAAAATTAATCGTCCGTAATCGCGACACCCGAACGCGCTGCCTTGCTCTGTTCGAGCGGGCTCAATGCGTCAAAGGCCGTCCGCGTCATGCTCTTGCTGTCGTTACCGCCACCACCGCCACCCTTCGAGCCGCTTGCCCCCGAGCCGCTTGCCCCCGAAGCCTTCAAGATGTGGTCACGATTCGGGTACTGGTCCACCAGTTGACCGATCGCTTCTTCAAAATCTGCCAGTTCGCCGGGCCGCGCACGCGAAAACACCTTGTTACCTTGTGCGTCGAGCGCGACCAGCTTGCCGTCTTCCACCTTGAAATTCTTGCCAAACGCTGCCTGAACCAGGTCCATCGGAATCGCGAGCTTTTCCTGAATGAACTTCGAGCGGGCGAAACTACCGCCGACGATCTCGTTGTTCAGATGGCCCTGGAGCGCTTCGCGATCCGCCATCAGCTTGCCTTCCTTGGTGCCGAACTCTTCCTGCAACGTCTTCAGCCGTGCGTCGTATTCCGCCTTGGCCGCCGTCCGAACTTCGTCCAGCTTGCCGGCCTCGATGAGCTTGCCGTCGCCGATGTCCTTCAGTTGCTGCAGTGCCTTGCGGCTTGCTTCGGGGTCCAAACCTTCGAACACCTTAAGCTGCTGCTGCAACGTGCCCACCGTCCCTTCCGCCGTTTCCTTCGCTTCGCGGTGCGTCTGCGCTTCGCGGTTCAGGCGGCTGATGGTTTCCACGGTGCGCGCTGCGTCGAACGGGATTTCCTTGCCGTCGTCGTGCACATAAACCGGTTTGCCATCGACCAGGATTGCGTGGCCTTCGTCGTCGAGTTTGAGCTTCATGTTGAGGATTCCTAAATAGCCATCCGGCCTTTGGAGTGGTGGGCGGTCCCGCCCGGCGCGCCAGGTTTGCGTCCGCATCCCCGGTAAATTGCCCGCATCATATCAAATCTTACGGCGTCAAGAGTATTTTTCTCTTAGTTGTGCCAACGAAAGTTGCTTTCCCGTTCCCGAAACGAGATCTCGGAGGGTAAAACTGCCTTTGCGGTAGAGCGCAGCGCGCCCTGGGCCGAGCAGTTCGTCCTGTTCCTCTACTGTTTTCGAGTCGAGCCACTCTTCGGCGGACGGCGGTCGCGGGGCAGGGTAGCCTGTGAGAATTGGAGTTGTGTGGCAGCGACAACCGAAGTGGTACGCCGGCCCGCCATTGAATGGCAGGCTCGTGTCTCCGAGCGGCTCACCGCTGCGGTCGTAGGTCGCGCCGTCGTAAGCGAGGCACTGAGTACAAGTCTTCGAATCAAGCGTAGCGACAATCTGAATCCCCTCAGTAACGGCCGAGTTTGCGAACAGCGTGGCGTTGCGCGTGTCCATCGCGACGCGCTGCACGGCGGTGTGCGTGAGCGTCTCGGCGTTGCGCAGCGCGGCCGGCAGCGGGCCGTGCGCCGACGCAACCAGATTCGCAATCTGCTCGGCCGTCCACTTCGCCGCGATGCCCGCGCGCACGGTGTGAATCAGCTTCGCGGTCGTGTCGTCGCGCTGCGCCGCCCACCAGCCGGAAAGCGGCGCGCCGTCGAGGTGCGGCTCGTTGACGGTCAGGCGCGGCGTGCGCATCAGCGTCGCGCCGGCCGCGCTGTTGATCGTAGAGACGACGAACTGCGCTTCGATCGCCGGCAGGTCGGCGAGGCTGGCGGCGGACTCAGCCGCGACGCGGTTGTAGGTGTCCTCCAGCAGCGACTTCGCCGTGGCGAGCGTCGTGCTGACGTCGCCCGCGTTGGAAAAGTCCGTCGCGGCCAGCAGCGCCACGATCACCGCTGCCGTGTCGCGCAGCCGCTCGGTCGCGTCGCTCGTCAGGCTGTCGGCCGTCTGCACGAGCCGGACGCCGTGGTCGACGAAGAGGAGTGCCAGGACCGCTGCGAGGTCTTTTTTGCGGCTGGGCGGTGGGGTGTCGGTGGGCGTGCTCATGTCAGTCGTTAAGCTGCGCCAGGACCGTGCTGGACGCGACCTTCGGCGTCTGCACCATTCCCGGCTTGAGCATCGTCGGCTGAGGCAGCGGTTGGGACTTGATCCGCTCCTGCTCCTGTTCCCACGGGCGGTCGGTGTCGTAGACGTTGCGGCGCTGCATTGCCTCGTAGAACGACTGCGGAGAGAGCAGGCCGCCCGTCGTGATCGAGAACAGCAGCGACTCCTGCACCGCGTCGTCGGCGGCCAGCAGGAAGTCGTCATAGACCTGCATGTTGCCCTTGAACTGCGGCACCTTCGCCCACTGCGCCATCACGTTCACGACCTGGTCGAGTACGTCTTCGAAGCTGCCGGTGATCGCCTGCAACTCCGATCGCTGCTGGCTGCTGTCGAGCGTCGCTTGCGTCGCGGTCGCCTGACCCGGCTTCTTCACGAGCAGCTCGGCGCCGAGCAGGCGCATCTGTTCTTCCATCGTGGCGAGCGCCTGCACAGCGGACGCGATAGCCTTCCCACTGTGCTCGGTGAACTTCGCTTCCGCGCCGGACGGGAGCAGCAGCGCCGACTTGGAGCCGATTTCGAGCGGCGCTGAGCCCTCGTCGTTCTTTTCGACGCCCGTCACCGTCAGGATCGGCACGCTCGCGGTGTGCAGCACCGAATACATGTCGGAGCCGACCTGCCAGTGCTGGATGTTGATGTCCGCGATGTCGATCAGGGGCGAGTCGGCCGTCATGAAGCCGGTACGGCGCGCGTAGAACGTGACGAGCGGGATGAAGTTGAGGCTCGTGTCGCCTTCATCGTGCACCTGCCACTCCATCGCGCCGTCTGCGGGCGCGCCGAGGGTAATGGATGTGCTCACAGGGCCTTTCGGCTTGAGGCGGTAGGTGGTCCACTTGCCCGGCTCCAGCACGCGCACCTGCTCGACCATCTTCGTGGCGAACGGACCGTCCTCTTCTTCGACGTGCTCCAGAATGCGCACCTGAGTCAGCACTTCACCGCCGTTCTGGACCGTCGAGCGCCACCCGAGGATCTGGTTGGCCTTCACGTGGATCAGGTAGGGGCGCGCCCCCCGCGCCTTTTCCTCAGCGACCGTGCGCACGCCGGTCATCACCGGGTGGTCGACGAGAAAGTGCGACAGGCCGTAGGCGAGCGCGAACTTGAACACTTCCTGGCTGAAGACGTGAAAGCTGCGGCCCGTAAGGTCGACGTTGTCGAACCAGACCGAAACTTCCGGAGACATGTCGCTCGACCAGCCGAGCGGCCGCACGAATGGCTTGCCGCCCAGACCGTCGACCGTGTGGCCGAAACAATTGAACAGGGTCGTGGTCTTCAGCCGGTACGCGTAGTCGTTCGGCTCCTCGCGGTTCCACTTGGGCAGGAAGATGCTCGCAGCCTCGCGCATCTTCTTCGTGCCGCCCAGCAGCGACGTCACCTTCAGCCAGTTGACCATCATGTCCTGCACGGCGCGGCTTGTCTCACGGACATCGTTCGCATTGCCCTGGACCAGTTGCTGGACTGGCGGCGGGAAGCCTTCAGGGGTGGTCTGCGTGAAGTTGACGGTCATTTTGGAGTCCTAAGCTTTTGGGGCGAATTATATCGGCAAACCTTGCACTTGCATGACCGCAGTCTTTTTGCTCACACGATATCTGACGGCATCGCCGATATGATCCTCTGAATCCGAGTCTACGTCGCCGTCGATCGATGCGTGGCGGGGGAGCGTCGGCAGCGTGCGGATCGTGTGGCGGCAGGTATCGAACACGTACAGGCCCGGCATCTCTCCATCGATCGCCTGCTTCAGCATCTTGCGGATGACTTCCCATCCGTTGATCCGGCTGCCCGGGCTCTTGTCAGAGCGCGTCCAACGGACATAGTGCGGCGCGCGCGCCATGTCGTCAGCGATGCTGGTGCCTTCGAGTACGTTGAAAATTGCGTTATCGGCAGGGCCGGGGTGGACGATTCGGCCCATTGCATTGTCGCGCTCGCGCACACCCCGCGCGATCTCGGCGTTGATCATCCGGATACCTTCGTTCGGTTTGCCGTTTGAGCCGTACCACTCGGAAATGATGAATACGGAGCCGCGAGGGAACGTCCGCTCCTCACCGCCTTGCAGCGTTACCGTCGAGCCGTCTGACTCTGCAAACCACAGCGCCGCGAATGGCTTCGTGCTGCCCCAGTCGAATGACCGGTCGATCCGAAAACCTGGTGGGATGGCAAATGGGCGTAGGACGTGGTGCTTCGGGCTCCACAAGTCGTCCAGCAAGCCGCCAGCTGCGATGTCCCAGTCACCCGTCGCCATCGCCTTGATCAGCGCAGGGTTGCCGAGACCCATAAGCCGTTTGAGGTACTGTGGGTCATTCTGCATCAGCGTCGGGTTATCCTGGAGGAGCGCTGGTATCAGTTGCCGCGTCAGACCCCCCTCTTCATCGGACTGCTGAACAATTGCCATCGGCGGCGCAGGATCGACGAACGCGGCGCGAACCCAGTTGTGTCCGATCGACCCCGGGTTACTGCCGCAGATGATGCGCGGGAAGAGTCCTTTGTACTTTTCGGGGATCTCAGTTGCGCCCAAGCGCAGCCGCCCGCGAAGGAATCGGTACTGGTCATCGAGAAAATGGGTCAACTCATCCACGAGGAGCAGACCGATCTCAGCTCCTTGATACTTTGCCAGGTCCTTGGAATACTGACAGCTCGCAAGTTGAATCTTGCTACCATTCCAAAAGGTGATCGTACGCTTTGAATAGTTGATTTTCACATGCCCAGCATCGACCCATTCGGCGAGCATTGACGGAAAGCCTGAGACGCCCGAAAGGTGGTTCTTGTCGATATCTTCGCTGAGCCTGCGGAACAGATATACCTGGAGATTAGGAATCTCTGCGCAGTAGGTGATCGCAGCGACCCGGAGGAAGTGCGATTTTCCGCC